ATATCCTCCTCTTGGTATGTCAGCTAATCCACCGCCTGCAAAAGCTCCACCAAATTTTACAGCAGATTTAGGAGGCATAAAATATAATGCAGATTGTGTAGGGTCTTGATAATAATCTCTAGCTTGTTGTCTAATATTTGCTACCATTGGCTGTATACCTGTAACATCTACGCCTTCGTCAATAACTTCTTCATCACCACCCATTAAGAATGGTGCAGCGATTGCAGCTCCAGTAAGCCCACCACCTAATAATCTTAGTGCACTAAATGGGTTTTCTGCTTCACCACCAACTCTAAATACATTTCCAATCTGACCTAAAAAACCCTCTCCACTTTTTAATCCTGTAAGTAAATTACTGCCAGCCCCTCTTAAAAAACCAGCTCCTTTTAAATTAGCAAAAGGACCAAGTCCTCCTGCGTAAGCTCCAAGCCCAGCTAATATTGCAGCCTTACCTATAGGTGACTTAACAACTTTCTTTACAGCTTTTTTAGCTTTTTTTACAATCTTACCTAGAAAATATCCTTGTCTTGGCTCTTCGAGTGTCATTAATCCACCCATATTACGAAGTTGTCTTTCCATATCCATTCTTGAAATTGCCATAATCTTACCTTTTTATTGCCTTTTTATCCTATAATCAATCATAAATATCTACAAGATCTACTATGCCACCATCCATAAATGAACCCATAGTATCAGAACCACCTTTATCAGAAGCACCCATACCTGTGCTTGCACCAGATGGACCCTCCATAAAATCTCTATCCTGAGCAAAATTAGATTGATAACCACCTGTTCCTGCAGCCCTATTTTGAGCTTGCATTCTATTAGCAGCAGCCTGTCTTATTGCTTCTTGTGCTCTTTCTTGTTCTTGTAATTTTTCTAAATTTTTAATAGATATTTTTTTACCTAATTGTTGTCGTTCTAACATTTTGTTAATTCTTGATGTTCTTCTTCTAGCTGATCTTGCAGGATCTGTGTAATATCCACCTAACGCATTCATACTATTTAACTCATCCTCATCATAAACGTTTCCAAATTCATCTATGACTGCAGCTCCAAGAGGTCTATTTTCAAATTGACTTGTTATTCCTTGTAGTGCTGGTCCTATAAAAGGAATACCTGTAATAGCTGACATTAGTCCTCCAGCAATTTGTGCGCCAGAGCTTTTTATTTTATCAACACCTTGCAATGCTGCATTTTTAACGTTAACTACAGGATCAAATACTCTAGGATTATTTGCTCTCAACATAAAATCTACAGGAGCATCTTTAAAATTAATTGCCGGTATATCTTCACCTGGAACTGGTTGACCTTTAAGTTGATCTTTTTCAAATTGTGCATAGGATTCTTCAAAATTATTAGGATCTATATCTTCTAATGCCATTGGCATTGAATACATTTCATTAGGATTTATATTTTGAAAGTTTCCTATAAATCCACTAGTGCCTGGACCTAAACCAAGAGAAGCCGCATATTCTCCACCACCCCCACCACCTCGTGGTTGAACTAAAGTAGGTAATCCAGCAGATACTCTAGCTTCTGATGTATTATCTTCAACTATTGGCACCTGAAAAGGAGATGCTAGATATCGATTAAAAGGGACAAAGTTAAAACCTTGATCTCTTATATTCTGATCTATGGGGTTTAATATCATTTAGTTTCTCCAAGTAAATCTAAACTAGGCATTACCACAGTTACATCTCTTTGTACATCTTCTTCTGGGACATTAGCTGTTTTTAAAGCTTCTTCATTTTCATAGATTTCACCAGTTTTTTTATTTTTTATAGTTGTTTTTATATCTTTTGGTTTTAGTATTGTTACTTTGCTCATTATGTTGTTACCTCCCTTGGTTGGATTTCTAATACTGACGCCACTACATGTAATTCATTAGCTTGTGCAGCTTGCACTTTTAAAACTTCGTTTTCTTGTATGACAAGAGGTTGTGTTAAAAGTTCTACAGTCGTATTACTAGATATAGATTTAGCCTTAAACAAACTAAATATATTACTTGATGCATCAACTAATGTTACGTCAATAGTGGTCCCTGATCCAGCGTCTTCTGACACTAGTATTGATTTAACTACCGCTGTTTTTGCAGCTGGGACTGTATATAACGTCGTTAGATCTGTTGTTGTTAAGTCTGCTTTTTTATTTATAAAACTATTTGCCATTAATTCAAAAAGAAGTTTTGTGCTTCTACCTCATCTTTTAAATCTTGTTGATATGTAGTATTTAGTTTTTGAACTATACCATCTAAATCTCTAGTCTGTGCTTCTGCTACAGTGTAATCATATTCTTGTGACGGTCTAGTTATAACTTGTGTAATCTTTGCCATTATCTTCTACCATCCGGTTGTACATCTAGCCTAAAAGTTCCTAACTTCCAACTTTGTTCAGCAGCTGTATTTTCTATTTTTAAAGATACAGCTCTGGCTCTAGCTCTTGTGTCTACTTTAGTCGTAGAGGATGTAACATCAAAAGGCCCAAGAGGTGATCCAGATTGAGTGCTATTTGGATAATTTTTTAATTGTAAAGTAACTCGAGTGCTACCAGTTTGTGATACAAAGTCCGGAACAAATCTTCTTATTTTCATTAAGTGTTCACCATCACCTCTAAAATCAGCAATACCAGATACGCCTTGAGTGTTCCTCATGGCTCTCTGTGTAATGTCATAATCACCTGATTCAATGTTAGATGTTATAGCAGTTATAGTTCCGTTTTTATTTTGATCGGTTCCTGTTTCGTGTTCATAATATGCAGTTCTACCTTCAGTATTACCTACAACATCAAAAGATGTATCTGTAGATGAATCGTATTCTAATGCATGTGGTTTTCCAAATACAGCAGAGTCTCTCCACATCGTTCTAGCTAATGAACCAACAGTCCATACTGGTCTTTGCGTTGTTGAATCAAAATAATTATATGTAACTTGTTTGTTAACTACATCTGATGTAGCAGAAGGATAAAACCATATGACTTCACCAAAAAGATTATTTAAACCTGCAGACACCATTTGATTACCAGATATTAGATTAATGTCGTCATATACATGATCTTCTACTAAACAAGGTAATGATTCTAATCTACCACCATATCTAAAAAAACCATTCTCTGACATCCAGTATGCAGCACCATCTACTTCTACACATGCGTTCTGTCCAACTAAACCACAGTTAGTTCCAACTTGTGCGAACGCAAACGTAAATGGTTGACCTACGAAACGTTGTGTAAATAAAGCTGTATCACTCCAAATATAAATTGCATCTCTACCTCTAATAGCTCCCATAATTTTAGATCCATCGGCAAGTCTTTGTGTACCAGCCGTATTGGTTGCTGTAGGTGTGTAAGTATTTATATCTTCTTGAGATGAGAATCTAATAAACATATCATCCTGAGTTGTGGTATCTCCAATAGTTGTTTCTGTTCCAAAAAATACTAAGTGACGATCCGGTGTTGATACAACCATGTGTCGAGATGCTGTAGGAGCACCAGATATAATTGTTGCTCTTGTTTCTGTTGCATTACCCGCACTAGAGTTCCATTCAAAACATGCGCTATCATGGATTAAACAAATTGCTTTATCACCAAAGTTATCAATTGACCACATGCCAGGATCTAAAGCTAAACCTTCTTCGGTTTGTTCGTTCCATGCACTATAATCTGTACCATTAGTAACAGTGGCTCCATCACTATGAGAAGCAGCTGTAGTTCCTCTGGCCCCTCGAGTTACACCTGTTAAAGTATTACCACTGACACCAGTGTACTGTATCATTTCTGATCCAATCAAAACGAAGCTAGTTCCTGTCGACGGAAACTGCACCGCACTCGTTAAAACTATAGTAGTTGTGCTAGCGTCTATTGCACCATTTAAAGTAGTAGTAACAGCTCCAGTGTCTTCACCACCATAAGAACCTAATCCCCAGCCATAACCTTTTTCTTGAACAGCTGTTCCCACAGGATAATAGTGTTGTACTCTAATACCTCCTGATGTTGTTGCCCCGGACCCTGATTCGTTTGACGGCATTGTTATTGTAATTGTTTCTGCAGTCGGTACACTTGTTACCATAAATTTTTTATCATCAAAATCAGACGCTCCAAAATTAGAACCTGTTATTGTAGTAAAATTATCTAGTAGTATTATATCGTTTTTATTAATATTATGTGCATTTGGAAAAGTTATAGTTACAGACGCTGATCCGTTAGTCGTGCTAAATGCATTTGTAAGAGTAGTTGTATTTTTAATAGGGTGTATGTCATAGAAAACATCCCCAGAAAATGCATATAGTATTCTGTTAGTTCCTATAATAGCATATCTTCTTCCAGCAGTATTTACAAAATGGTGTAAACCTCTCCCTGCACCAGTTAGTTCATTAGAATTTAATTGCCCTAATTGATTCCAGCCACCAATTTTCTCAGGAATACCATATCTAAATCGCACATTATCGCAATTTATCCATTGACCTTCCGCTCCTGTAGCTGTGATCTGTTTATTAATACCTGGTTGAAATCCAATTTTCTGTAGCATAGCGCCTCATTATATCTCAATCTAGCCTTAATTTATACTGTTTTTTTGATTAGAAATTAACCGCTATTGTCATCCTATCAAAATCAGTCCTTTGTTTTTCTACCATATGTCTCATGTATGATCGAAAAATAATCAAACTATTTTCTACTGGTTTTATCCAACATCTTTTATAAGTCAAAGGGTTTTCTTTTTTAACCCCTATTATAGGTTTCATATCAGGCTCTGTAGGGTTTTCAAAAATTAAATTAGCACAATTATCGCTGCTTTTTAAAAAGAATACTGCACTAAAAGTAGACCCTCCATGACAATGAAATTCTTGAGATTCATCCTTATTGTATACATTTAGCCAAGCGTCTTTTATGTGATACACGTGATCTGTATTATGTTCTTTTGTAAACTTTAATGTCTTCTCTTCTATTTTATCTAAAAGTATTTTAAAGTCTTTATCTTTCTGTAAATCGTAAGTTCCACAAGTATTAAAAGGTTTAAGGGTCCAGTTATCTCCTCCGCTTTTACTATTCTCTTTTATTGTAAATGCTTTGTTTTGTATTTTAGTAAGGTAGTCTTTTTCTAATAAATTTAATGAACTAAAAAAGGCTTGAGGAAAATAAGTAGTAATCTCATCATTAGACATAATTTATATTTACATTAATTCTAAGCTTTGAATCAGTTTGAGAAACTGTAGAATGTTTTTCACTACCATCAAAATATACCATTTGATTTTCTACAGATGGAACACGATCACCATTATCAAACAGTGTATAACCATTGTTAGTATTTAAAGACCATAAAGCTACTTTATGTGGTTCATTCATATCTCGATGAGATTCACTTACAATGTGTTCAGCTCCTTTTACAAAACAATTTATTTTCATTCTATGTATATAATTAAACTCTAGTCTACCCAGTATAGGCATACCGATATCAAAAAAATAAGGACTTGTTACTTTACCTTCTTGCAACAATATATGTCCAAAAAAGAAATTTTGTGAGTCAAATTGATTTGCTACATTATCATAAAAGTTATACGGAAAAGTATTCGATAGTAATATCGATTTTATATTTTCATAAATATGTTTTTCTTTAATGTATTCTTGTACTATTTTCATGGCCATTCAATTGGTGTTTTACCCAAATCTAATTTTGTTAATTGCACTTGATCTCCTGTTTCTCCAGTAAGAAAAAAATTTGCTCCAAATATAATTCTATCCTCATCACTTTCATTTGGAGATGTGCTATGTCTTATGTCTGCTGGAAAAACAATAAAGTCACCTTCTTGAGGAACTATCTCCCAGGCAGAAGAATTATAAATATTATAATTTCTAATCTGATAATGAAAATTAAATATTTTCTCTATTGTAGATTTTTCTAACTGTAAATGTAAATTACCACTCTTTATTCTAGCATAGTATACTATACTAAAAAAAGCATTTTGATGAATGTGTTCGTGATGATCATCTCCTTTTTTAGTTATTGCTATCCAACTGTGGGGCATAGATAATTGATTATCTATCTGTAAAACATCTTTAGCATAATTAGTTGCAATACTAAAAAAACGATCTTTAATAAACCCTAGTTCTTCATAGTCTGTTAGTATACTTTGAGAATTACTTAAGTTTACTTTTATCTTACCACCATCTTTATGAAAAGATTGTGTGTCTAAAAAACTTTTTAAAAAATCATCTTTAATTTTAAATTCACTTTTATAAACAAATATAGGTTGAGCTTGTAAATTTATTCCTACTCTATTTTTATACAACTCAGCTGGTCCGCCAATACTTCTCATAGTAACCTTTCATAATTATCATTATTAAAAAAAATAGATGTAAGACCAAAACTACCGTCAAAGTATTTACCAGGAAAATCTAAACAATAATATTTAGATTTTAAAAAAGCAGTAGCTTCAAAATTATCTGCTTTGTCTCCATTATCTAAAATAATCACCGTATCTTTTTGTTTATGTTTATCAATAAACTCTGCAAATTTCAATCTCGAAACTCTTCCGGGATGGTTATCTATCATTACAATTAAATTAGGTTGGTTAAGATATTTTATTAATTTATTACTTACTCCTGTACAAGGTATACAGGTTTCAAATACTGTTTCTTTTTTAAAAAACTCAAGTGTTGTATTTTCTAATGTCTTTTTCTGTAACGAAAGAAACCAAGAAAGATCATCTTCAAATGCAATAACATGTTTGAATACTTTAGAAAAAAATATTGTTGAGTCACCTGACCCTATCTCTAGATAAGTTTTATCTGATAATTTTAAATTTAAAAAAAACTTTAAAAAAGTTTTAGTTAGTAAAGGTTGTGCGTGTGGTTCTTTAATCATAAACAGTATAAAAGAATCTATTAATAGAAAACCTTCCTCCGTCTTTAATTGTTTTATCAAAAATTTTAATTGGTTCAACTTTGTGATAATAAAAACCTGGAAAAATAATACATGTATTATTAGAACATTTTATTCTAGTATTGTTTCTAGTAAATAAAAAATCACCACCTTCAAAGTTTTTTGGTTCTTTATACAACCAAGTTATCATTGAGAACTGAACTTGATCAAAATGTTCTTTGTACTCTTCTGCTTCTCCATATTGATTTAATACTAGACTAGATCTATTTAAACCTAAAAAAGTTTTATACAAAGCATAGGGTGAGTTTTTAAAAGTTTCTTCTACTAATTTATGAAACTCTTTGTTTTGAATTTTTCTAATAGAATTAAATAAAACTGAATTTTGTTTTTGTGATTCATTTAAAACATCATTAGGATAACATCTACTATGTAATGCTAAAGGTTTTCCATCATTATGTGCAGAATTTTTATCTAACGCACAATCATAAAAATTATTATTATTTAAAAAATAACCTATTTCTTTCCATATTAAATCATACTCTTCATTAGAAAAAAAATCATTTATTAATAAATAAGGAAATACCTTATCATCGACTATTATAGGTTTCATTTTTTAAAACTGCTTGGCAATCCTAAATGTAGTCTTCTATCATATAAATTATCTTGATCAGCGCTTAGATTATAATGAAGAAACACTTGACCACAAATAGTTTTTGTAAACTCCTCTCTCCAATGTTCAAGATCACATCCCCTATAGATTAACATGTCTCCAGGTTTTAGGTCTACCTTAACAGATTTTTTATTTTTGTTTTCAATAAAAATAGGCCACTCATCTCCACCTAAATGTAATGTTGTAGAATACTCACAGCTTTTTCTGTCTTTATGTTTTTTTAAGACATCACCTGTTACATATAATCTTGCATAAGAATAAGTAGGTATAAGTTGTAAACCTGTTTCTTCATTCATTAAAGGCACTAATGAAGCTAGTAAAGTGTCAAGAGCCGTATCACCATATACACAAAAAGTATTTGATGAAGATTGTGCATCTCCTTTAAAACCATGCATATCATTATACGGGGAAATTCTTTGATACTTTAAATAAGTATCTAGACAATTATTTTTTAATACAAGATAATTATATAGATAATTTGCAAACTCTGGTGAGATAGCTTTTCTTTTTATTATGTAATCTTTTATTTTCATTATACGAATGGTTTTCCTATTGTCCACATGACTAAACTATTTCTTACGCCTTTTGTAACAGGAGTTACTCTGTGCCATAAAAAACTTGGAAATACAATTACTGTTCCTTTACCCCTTTCTGGTACTGTTACTTTTATAGTATCCTTTTGTTCTGGATTGTCAATAGTATCTCTTTGCTCTCTAATCTGAAAATCACCACCCTCAAAATTATCATTTAATATAACTGATACAGATATTTTTCTAATAAGACCTTTCTTCCAGTTTTTCTCACCATCGTATGGTTTATTATATTGATCAGGGTGCCAATCATAAAATTGTCCAACATTATATTTTGAAAATTGAACTGTTTCAAAACCAGATATATTAAAATTCCAACCTGCATTTTTATTGGCGGTTTGTACAAAAGGAAATACTTCGTTATGGACCCACTGTTCATGCATCCATATAATATTAGAATTTCTAACTTCACTTAATTGTTTTTTATATGTTGGATCATCTGTTTTAATATCTTTTTCCTCTCCTCCAACTTGACCCTTTTTTAATGTTTTTTTCTCTTCGACATATCTTAATATTTCATCACAAATATATGGAGATACACCGTTTTTAAATACCCAATATTTATGTTCAAGTATCATGTGTTTATAAACCACCCTGTAGCAATATATTTTATCTGTGTTGGCGAAGGTATACCTCTATGAACGTGAGTAAAATCGCTTGGCCAAATTAAAGAAAGACCTGTTCTAGGTTTAAATTTTGTTTGTTGATATTTAAATTCTGTTTCACCTTTATCATATACATTGTTTAAATAAGTCATATAAACCAATCCTCTGTCTAATACATTTACATTAGCTCTTTCATAATGCCAAACTTTAAATCCTCCACCAGGGGGATAACATTGAATTAGATTTGAAACATATGTATGATAACTACCCAGACCATATTTCTTTACGTAAGTATTTAAGCCTTTTGTGAGATGATTAAAATAATCAATTACTATAGGGTGTTTAGATGAATTATAAAAATTTACGTCTATAGAATCTTTTATATCTTTGTCAACAACAGAACCACCCTTATTATCGTATGATGTCCCTTGTTTTTTATATTCAGTATTTTCTTTATGGTATTCGATTAAGCCTTCACAGATATACTCAGGAATACTAAACTCATATATAAAATCTTCATTCATTTCTTTATATGAAAATTATATATGACTTTTAAATAAAAGTAAAGATTACGACGACCAGTTTCCTGTTTTCTTATAAGTGTATTGAGCTTGTAAAGGCCAAACAGCTGATGTGTTGTCTAATGGACCAGCGCCTGATTCTTTAACAACTACTCTTCCTGGCCAACCAGAGTTTCCTCCACCTTGAGCTCCTCCGTTTCCGCCTGTTCCAGTATTATTTCCACTGCCTGCATCAATTGGGCCTCTCATAGATCCACCGCCACCGGCAAAAATATAATTAGTTGCAGGTCCTGAGTTGATTCCCCAAGTAGATCCAATATTAAAACCATTACCACCTTTTCCTTGATCTGAAGGATGGTTCGCAGGATATCCGTTAGCAGTTGATCCCGCTCCTCCCCCAGCTGTAGCTCCTGGCCCTGGGCCAGATCCGCCAGAAAAATCACTATTGTTTCCACCATTACAAGAGTTACTAGTTGATCCTCCTCCGCCTTCAGATAATGGTCCGATTGAAGTTGAACTTCCGCCACCACCAATTGTTACAGATTGTGGTGAAGACATTTGAGTAGAAATAACTGATCCTTCGTTTGCTGTCCCGGATGCGCCTCCGCCCCCATAACAAACTCCCGCAATTCCTTGGCCGCCGCTTCCGCCGCCGCCCCACATAACGATCTCAACGTCGCCTGCTGGATTACTTGGATCTGGTGAAAATGTACCGGGTGATGTAAAATCTGTTACTTTGTCATTTTTAGTAGGCTCAAATGTTATTCCAACAAAAGCTCCGTTTCTTCCTTCAGCTGGGCCCGCGCCCATTGATGTTCCTAATGTTTCTGACATATTATAAATCTCCCCATGTTAGTGTATCTTTATCCCATTTTTGATGAATTTCAATAGTTTTGTTTTCTATATCTACACCTTCTTGACCTGAATTAAAGATTATACCTTTCCACTGTAATTCATCTTCATTCCAATAAATGTTATTAAATGATCTACCATCTGAATATGTAGTTGTTGTTGGCATTGGGACTGAGTGCCACCATAAAGCATTTTCAACATCTAATACAAAAGAAGGGTGAACTTTAGCATTTAAAAATATATTATTTACCGGATCCCAAGTACCACCTACCAATGCAAAATTTCCTCTAAAAGCTTTTGATTGATCTTCACTCAATACAGCAGGAGGTGCTTTATCAAGAGGTTTCTTTCCTGAAAAATATCTTGCAAGATCATCGGCACCGTGTTCTGGTTCGTGTGTAGCACCACCATCCCAACCTGGTGCAAAAGAAGCTGGATCAATAGTCCAGTGTCTGTTGCAGTATGTATTTACTGAAGTTCTTAAATAAAAAGTTGATGATATAGCAGAATAATCAATAAGCGGATCATTAGGGTGAAAATCTTTAACCCATTGTGCGCATTCATCAGAGTCTTCTCCCCCATGAGCATTACATTGCTCATCGGAAACGTATATCACTCTTAAGACTACGTTGTTGTCCGCGTTTATTTCAGCAAAGTGAGCCATTAATTAGACTCCCTCTTACGATAGTTCTTCGTAATTGATAGTTATAACCGCGTCACTAGCTGCTCCAGCGCCTGCTTCAATATTATCGCCTTCTTCTAAATACAGAGCTGAGTTTTTATCAATTACCACCAAAGAAGAGTCAGCAGGTACAGAGATTGTACTTGCAATTGCAATCGGTGATCCACCTGATTTAGTTATGAAGACAGAAATATCAACTGCGTTGGTACCATCGATGTTAGCGATAAGAATATTATTAACTTTAAAAACTTTGTTAGAAGAAGATGCATTTGCAAGAACTTCTGTAGTCAAAGTCGTAGTTAATGCCGCTTGAACCGATTTAGCTGTAATCGTCGATACGTTTACTAGATTTGGTGCTGCCATAGTTTATACTCCTTAATTAATTGTTTATTACCCGAAAACTAAAGCCATTGCAATAGCTTTTCCGGTTGTAGCTAAACCAGATCCATTAGCTTGGACTTCTCCAGTGCCTTTAGGAACTAAATTTATACTAATATTTGAATCTCCTCCAGAAGCAGTAAATGATGGTGCATTTCCTGTCGCAGAGTTTGCGTATGTTAATTCATTAACTGCAGAACTTGTAGCTGTTAATAAAAATAACTCATTACCGTTAGTATCTAAAATAGATGTTCCTACTTTAGGCGACGTTAAAGTTTTGTTTGTTAAAGTTTGTGTTCCAGTTAATGTTACATCACCGGCTGGTAAAGTATCTATGTCTGGATTAGTTCCATCATTTGCAGTTGCAAATATAAGAGCATCACCTTTATTATCTGCTGCAAAAGTAAAAGAATCACCACTTCCAGATACATATTTAAATTGTACTGTGTATGCTCCTGAAGTTGAATTTCTTAAAAAATAAAAAGTTTGAACATCTAAAGGTATTGTTACAATTTGATTTCCTGTAATCGTACCTGTAAACTCAATCATTCTGTGAGATAAAGTTGCTCCCGTAGATCCATCAGAAACAGATAAAGTTGTAGTTTGTGCACCACCTGCGATTGATTGTGTCGCATATCCACCAGAAATCTGTTCTAGAATTTGTAAATTTGTATTAGTTTTTGTTCCCCATGTACCGGCGTTTTCACCAGTTGCTTGAAGTTCTACCCCTAAAGGTGTGTATGTTGATGCCATAATTCTTTTCTCCTATGCTACGTCACTATACGTTGTATTTGAACCAGTGTCAACATCTTGAAATGCTTGTATTCCAAAACCTTTTGCTGTTCCAAATGCTGCTACATTACTAGATATATTTTGACCGTCAAGTACTATATCTAAACTAATATCGTGTGTTACTGAACCTACACTAGTTGTAGCTGATTGTCCAGTTAAACCCATTACATCTGCAGGAGATAATGATCCCAGACCAGATGAGATAGATTGACCAGCGAGTATTTCTATAGGATTTGAAGTTTCGTCTGTTGAACCTAAATTAACTTCAGCACTTACTCCAGTTATACCCATTACATCTGCAGGAGCTAAAGAACCTACGGCAGACGTACCAGCTTGACCTGCAAGACCTTGTACAATTCCATCAGGATCTATTGCACCCACTGTAGAAGTTGCAGCTTGACCTGTAGGAATAACAGTAACGTCTCCTTTCATTGTGGCTGTACCAAGACTTACTGTAGCAGAAACTCCTGTTAAACCCTCTACATCTGCAGGACTTAATGCACCTACTGATGAAGTTGAAGATACACCTGTTAAAATTATTGCAAAGTCATTTGCTTGACCCCATAATTCTTCGCCCCAACCATCACGGCCCCAACCAACTTCGTTGTATGCTTCTATTGTTGAACCAACGCTTGCTGTTAATTCTAAACCTGAAGGGAAAACATCTATGTTAGAAAGTTCACCATAGTTATTGTCTCCCCATGATTTACCACCCCAACCTTGTTGAGGTACACCCATATTTGTTCCATCACCAATTGATGTTGTTAAACCAAATCCAGTTACACTTACTACAGGGTCATTACTTTCTCCAAATGGTCCATCGTTCCAAGTATTTCTACCCCAACCAGCTGATTGAAAAGATAGTAATCCGTCTGCATTTAAAGATGTTGTTAATCCAAATCCTGAAAGAATAACTGAGTTATCTGTAACTTCTCCCCATTCTCCTTCGCCGTATGTTCGGCCGCCCCATCCTTGTTGCGGAACACCCATGTTTGTACCATCACCGACAGAAGAAGTTGCTGATTGTCCTGTAGGTGTAATGGTAACGCTATCTTGTTCACCCCAAGAGTTTTGATCCCAGGTTAAAACACCCCATGTATTTGAATCTACTGTGTTTGCTTGACCACCCATACCTGAGTGATTAGTGCAATAATAATATAATGTTGGTGCTGAAGCAGCTACGGTAATTTGTGTATACGCTCCAGAACTTCCGGGAGTCCCAGCTGTAGTTACACCTGTGGTATATTCACTGCCAGAATTATGCGTGCCATCACTTGTTGTTGAAAATCTTAATGGGTGAGTACCATTCGAAGAATCTGCTTGATCAAACTTATATGTATAACCTTCAGCTAAACTGACGGTATCTTGCTGTACACCATCAATAAAATACTTATTGCCGGAACCGGTAGAGACTACCGTTACTGTAAAGGTTCGAGTAACGGACATCCGTTAACCTCCCTTACGCTATACGAACGATGGCGTTAGATGCGTCTGCTGCTGGGAATTGAATTGTAAAAGTTCCACTTGTTACAGTTTTGTCTGATCCAAAGTCGATTATACATACTGCTGGGTCACCTGAAGCTGAGTCATTAAAAATCATACAACCTCTTGCTGTGAAAGATGCAGACGTAAAACTTGTGTCTGCAAAGTCACAAACTGCAGTTGTGCTGTCAGCGACTGGTGTAACACTTGTAAGCGCATTTCCTTTTGCAGTGTATCCTGATCCACTAACTTCGTTAGAAGTTGTGTATGCAGTTGTAGCTGCTCCTAAAGAAGCTGAACTTGTGTACAAAGCTAAATTGAAAGTATTCCCAGACGATGCTGTAAAATCGTGAACACCTTTTAAAATTTCTACTTTGAAACTTGTACAAATTGCCGATGTTATTGCCATAATTTATTCTCCTAATTACTACGGTGTCGGTGAAGGAACGGGAATACGAACAGTACCGTCTGTATAATCATCCCTTTTACGTCTACCAATTTGCTCTGCAGCAAACTTCTGTACCTCTTGTTTATATTTATTTTCATACAATGTCAACATATCGATTGGACCTTTTAAATATCCATATGCCTCCACTAAGCAGGCATATAATAAACCATTAGGGAAATATTGACTAATGTAAGTCGTTGTATTTGAGCTAGATAATCCATCTGGGATAGTCTCATAATGAATTTTGAACTTGTAAGTAGTGTCTGGAACCGGGGCAAATAATAGTCTTCCAGATGTAGTATCTGTTGTTCCTGTAGCTCCACCAAACATAGCGTAATATTTAGGTTTTCCAGTAGATGTTTCCGCAGGAATATATTCCTGTAAATAGGTTTCATCTTTTTTCTCTAAATAAGAGTTAGATCCGGTCGCTGCGGAAGTCGAGTCATATACCTGTATACCTTTTACAAAAAGCGTTTTAGCAGGTACGTTAATTGTAGATTGTCCAGTAATTAAATTACCAAGTTTTTGTTTTTTATATGCGTCTAATGGTACGTCTCTTAAAATTTTAAATTCTGCATCTTCAATAATTCTATTAACAATAGCTGTTGTTAAAACATTTGAATCTGTTTCAGTATAGTTTCTGATATCTGTTACTAAATTATCGTAAGTAAATCCTGCCATTATGCTGATAGTGTAACCGGTCCAGCGGTTATACTTCCTCCTCCTATGCTCGTTGTAGCCGTGGCTGTTCCACTAGCTGTAAAAGTATAATTATTAGCATCAACTTTGGTAATTGTAAATCCAGAAGAATTATTAATATCACTGCTCGAGATACCAAATTGACCCTCACCATTTCTAAATCTGACGGTGTCGCTTGTAGATCTACCATGGTTTTCTTCAAAAACTGTAACAGTTTGAGAGCCATTTGTTATTTTTAAAGGGTTTAATGTTAATAATCTTGCAACAGCAGGTTCTGTTCTTGCTGGTCTTGCATTTAATAAACCTTGTGGATCTGCAGAATGTGGTCTTGGTTCTAATTGTGGATGTTTTTTTTCAAATTCAGATATGTGAACTCTAGCCCCATTCCATTCAATAACCATTTCTGAATAAGGAAATTCTTGTCCTGATCTATCTGATATAAATTTTGCATATTTACCTGAAGATAAGTTTGACATTATGCCTCCGGATAATAAACTTTTGGACTTATGTATGTACTAGATGGAGAGCCATCTTCCGATAATGCTCTTTGTAATTCATCTTCATACAACATTTTCATTTGTTGAACCATTTGTGGTTTAAATTTTTGCGATAAATAAAAAGCTAAACCAGATGCCATACAAGGTACAAATCTATATGGAATATCTGTTGCATTTGTGTAGTCACCTACATCTTGAATTCTTTTTACGTAGTAGTAATTTATAAATTTACCTGCTTGATCAGAACCAGGAGTTAAATATAAAGTAATCGTAACTCTATCTATAAGTCTTTGTACAAAATATTGAGTCGGAACACCTGTAGCAGTTTTATTTGATAAAGCTTGATAAGCAGATCTACTAATTTTTGTAAGAGGTGTGTCTATATTTGAGTTTCTAAAAGAAGCTTCTAATACGTCATCAACTCCATAAACTGCTGTAGTGCTAGATGTACCATCGCCTGTAGATCTAAACATTGTATATGTCGCTTGATCTTCAACTAATGTAATTGAATTGTTTGCTACTTCCCAATAATGAAGGCCACGATTAGCCCACTCTTGAAACATTATATTAAGAGATCTTCTCGCTTGACGTAGCTGATTACCAGACACGCCTTGCATACCAATTCTCTCATAAGCCTCTTCGATTATTTCATCGATAGCAAAGTTTTTATCAAAGACTGTAGTTCCAGAGGTAGTGTTAGCCATTTAGCCTCCTACTTGTCTATTAATAACGTAGCCGCTTCAATATTTGTAATAGTAGAAACTTTCATTCCGCCTGGAAAAAGTACGCCATCCTCTGGAATGTTAAATGCAAAGACATCACCGTTTGGACAATCTCCTTGAAATAAAGTTGTACTATCTGAGTTGTCTTGTAAGACTATAGTTCCAGCTCCGCCAGCATCAGAAGCAAGAATAAGTCCTCTTAGTCTTGTTCTTCCTGCGAATACTGCACCAGTAGCTGTAACTCTTACTGCTTTTACATCACTCTTCATAATTTTATATTCTCCTAAATTTAAATGTGGGGCCGAAGCCCCACACTAAATTAACTATTAACTATCTGCAAAAGGTGTTGCTTCAGTACCTGTACCGATCAACACAGCTTCTACTAGATATACGTTGTCTTCAAGTGCAGTGATAGTAATTGTACTACCTTTATCTCCACCAGTAGTTCCACCGTTCATGCTGATAACATCGTTAGTTGATGCTGGTGCAAATGTGTTGTTTGTACCATCTGCAACGTTAACAACTGTTGCGTGACCAACAAATTTGTCAGTTCCG